CTCTAATTAAATCTCTATATTCATCAAATTGATCTTCACTTAAATGGAATATATGTTCATAAATCCAATCTGTAGGTAATAATTTAGTTTCCATCATTTGAGCAGCTAAGTCAACTTTTTCTTTCATTAACGCTATTCTTTCTTGATCATAAATGATTGAAGGGTTAGTTAATGATAATTCAAAGTTACCTAATTGCTCATCTCTATACCCTTGAGTATATAAATGAACTAATGCTATTTTATATAATTCTGAAACTACAATTCTTTGTATACGTTCTATTGTACGAGCAAATCTAATGTCTTGAGCTGCTAGAGTAGCTTTACCATCTGAATTTTCATCATACCCCATAAATTGTTTAGGTACTTTTAAAGCTGCAAATAATTTATCTCTTAAATACTCAACATCCTGAATTCCATCCCATTGTAAACCATTTAAATTTTCAATTTTAGTTGCTTGATCATTTCCTCTAACTGGTATATAAAAATCTTCTAATATGTTTTGCATATTATATTTTAGGTTATATTCACCAGTATCTTGATCTACAAATGGAGTACGCTTTAATTTACTTAAAGTTTTTTCCATAAATGCATCTACTTCATTTGGAGGAATAGCTCCAACATTCATATAGAAAATACGCTTTTCAGGTGCACGTACAATTCTGTGGATTAACATTGCATCTTCCATTAACGTATATTGCTTAAATAACTTTCTAGCTGGTTCAATATATAATCTACCGTAAGGTAAGAAATTCATATCAGATAATAATCTAAAATGAGCCATTTCATAATTATCAAATATTATAGAAGCTGCTTGATTACCAGAATTTGGTACATTATAATAACCATATGTTGAAGTCGAAACACCTTCTGGCTCAAATCTAAATTTAACTTCCATTGGGTTATTATCTTCTCCAGTTTCAGGATTATGACCTATTTGTCCCTCTATTCTTTCAATATGAAACGCAGTATAAGGTATTACATTATAAACACCAAATTTTTCTGCAACCTCTAACTTTAAGAAGAAATCACCATATTTACACATATTACGAATCCAAGGCCATAGATTAAATTCTATGTTTAATACATCATAAAATAAATTATAAAGTATTTTTTGTATATCTTCATCTGCTGATTTAATAGATAATACTTCACCCATGTCATTTTTTAGTGTGCTTTCGTCAGCTACTATATCCAATGCTGATGCTATAATAGCATCCATGTCCATTGCATCATATTCTGAATACAATAAAGGACGCATAACTTGGTAATTAAATGCGTTTTGTTGTCCATAAATAGATGTGCCTGAATTTGTATAAATTCTATTAAATCTATCTACTAAAGAATTTGTATCTAAATCACCTGTTTGTTGTGCTTTATTAACATCAAATACTTTAAGTTGATTACCACCAGCATTACGTATAATTACGTCAGTTGAAAATAATCTTTTTAGTCTTGAAAATAAACCTTTATCTGCCATTTTATTTTATATGTTTATAAATATTATATTTATTACCCTACTAACCAACTTACATCGTGGTCTTTACCACCTATGTTGACTTTATATGGGTTTTCTACATTACTACCGATAGCGTTATTACCTCCATAACCACCACTCCAATTTACTTTATTACTTTTTACACTACCTAATGTTGCTCTTGCCATATCTAAACTTTGTTGTTGAAATTTTAACGATGTATCACGTAGGAACATACCAATTCCAAATGACATAACCAAGTCATCATTGTAGCCACTTTGAGCTTCTGGTCTTCCATTACGCCAAATGAATACTTTCATTTCTTCAAGTAAACGTTTTGAACGAATAACTACGGATTTATCACCAACAAATTCTCTAAATTTATTAATACATAAAGGTCTTGTTCTCATTGACATTGTAAACCCTGGTACCATTTCACTACTACCTTCATATGCTCTTAAATATGATTCAGCAGTCATTTTATCTGTTTTAGGTGACTGATATAAATTTCTATATCCTCTTTCCTTAATTGCATCTAATGTAGCCCATCCTATGTTAGCATTCTCTACTACTAACATTGCATTATTATATTCAGTAGCTAATCCTGTTAAAAAATAACCAAATTCTTTTGGAGGTAATTGTCCTCTATATTCACCTACTTGTGTATTTGTTTCAACATCAATTATATGACATGCCGAGAAATCTTTACCATCACCTCTAGCAACGTCGGCTGCAATCATATATTCTCTTGAATAATCAGCTCCTTCCCAAATCCATAAATTTTGATCTACACCCCTTCTTTCTAGTGGATCTTGTATTGTAGTTTGTTGAATAAAATCAATCCACTCAGAATAAAATACTATATCACCAGAAGTACTAAAATCACAATCACATTCTTGTGCTGCCATTCTAGGATCACCTAATAATTCATCTTGTCTATTTCTCCATTCTTGATCTCTTTCAGGATGTACATCCCAAGGTAATCTAATAGGCACAAAATCATTTTGATTATTTTCTGCTGATACCCATGTTTTATGGAACCAATTTCCAGTACCATAAGGTGTACTTAATACTATAGCACCACCACCTGTAGCTAATGTTTGTTGAGCTGATGCCCATATTTCTCCAATTTGGTCAATGAATGCTGCCTCATCAATTAATAGCAAAGATACTGCTTCTGATCTACCAGCATCTGAACTTGCAGATGTTGCTTTAATTATTGAACCATTATTAAGTCGAAGTGATAGTTTGTTATTTTCTTCAGCTGGTATTTTTAACCATGAAGGTAAATTGTCATACATAAATTTTACCTTTGTAACCATGTTACGAGCTGTTTCTTGCTTAGTTGCAATACATAGTATATTTTTATCCTTATGAAATAACATCATCCATAAAGAATAACCTGCTGATAAAGTAGATATACCTAACTGTCTGGATTTAAGAATAATTGAGTAAGGATTTTCTTGCATTAAATGCAATACTTTTTCTTGAAATGGAAATAAATTAAACAGTATTCTACCCCTTTGTGGGTGTTGAATGTTGCAATATTTTTTCATAAAATGTGCAGGATCCTTGGCACATTTAAGATACTCGTGTCTTATTATTTGTTTTAAATCCCCGCTCATATTGATTTTTAGGTGGAACTATTACTTTTTTTTAACTTTTTCTATTGATCTACCTCCGAAGTAAGCACCAATGACTGTTATAAGTACTAGTTGTAATAAGTCTGTCCATTTTTCTTCAACTGTAAACTGAATAGTTCCAGCGTCAATGAATATCATAAGAACAGTAGAAACTACTAGAAAAATTAAAACCATAGGTCTTACATTTTTACTTAACCAACTGTCTGACTTCATATCAGCAGACCATCTATCAGTAATATTTTGTTCCATTTTAGCTTCATGTTCTAATATTAAAGCTTTAATTTTTCTTTCTGCGTCTAATTTTTCTTCTTTTGATGTGTGCAAGCTGTCTATAACTCCTCCTACACCTTTTACTAGGTCAGCTGCGCCGCCTGAAAATAATTTTGATAAAAATCCCATAACTATATTTTATTTTCTAATAAAGATTCTAATTCTTTCTTTATTTTATTTAACTCTCTTAATCTGTCTTTTAATTTTTCTTTTTCATCACCTTCAGCAGCAGAATATTTTTTAACTACTTGCTTCATTTCTTTTTGTGTATCAGCTAATTTATAACCAATTTTAGATAATGGTTCTCCTTTTAAATCTTTAGCTTTTGGCTCATCATCTTCTTTCATTACACCTCTTTTAACAATAGCATCATATGCTTTACCAATATCACCTTTATATAATTGATCTACTATTTTTTTACCTAGTTTTTCTAACTGGCTGTCATCCAAAGAATGTTTTTTACCAAATCCCTCTAAATAAGACATACCAATATCTAAATAATCATAAAAAAAGTCTTCACCTTTTGGGGTTGCATCTTCATTAAACACAGCAGTTGGTTCAACTGGTACATTATACTTATCAATTACACTATCATCATATTTATGTTGAACATACCCGTCATCTTGATTATCACCTTCACCTAATCCCATTGATTTAGTTAATTCAGCTGTTTTAGCTAGTTCAGCATTAAAATCTTTTTGAGCTTGAACATCTTCTTGAGATGCTGCTTCTAATATATCAATTATTTCTTCTTTGATTTGTGCTTTAAATTCTGATTTTTTCATTGTAAGAATATTTTGTTATAAATATCACGAAAAAATTACTGATTTAACTAATTTTACACGTTCTTCAGTTGTACCTTGAATTGTTGTATATTTTACATCTCTCCAATCTAATATTTCTAATATTTTTTTATTAATATTATCTCTATATCTTAAATCAGTTTCTCTAACTCCATTATCTTCCATTTTAACACCTACAGGAGATACATAAAATAAATAATCATAATCATCAATTAAATGTCCTAAAGCTGAATTTAAATGAAATGATTCATTACCAGACATTGAATTAGATAAAGCACTAAATGCCATAACATCAATAACAGTTCTATCTGTTATAATTTTATCACATAATAGTTCACTAGCTCTTTCAGCTGCAAATACTAATTGTCCTTTTAATGTTGAATCAGTATTCAATGGTATTCCCATATCCATTAAATGTTTAGAACGTTCTGTTCTAGAAGTGTAATCTTTAAATTCAGGTAATTTAGCTAATTCATTAACTAGTGTTGTTTTACCAACTGACATTGTACCACAAAATCCTATTTTCATAACTTATTATTTTTATTAATATACAAAATATTTATTAAAATTCCTATCTATTTCTATTAGTATCATAATATTCCTTAGTATGCTCATAATTATCTTCTTTAGGTAATTGTGATGCTCCTGGTTTTACTCTATAACTATCTGAGTCGAAATGTTGTGTTGATACTTCAAATATAGTAGCTCCTTCAGTTAAAGCTTTCATTTGATGTGGTTGGCCAGGTAATAAATGAATACAATCACCTTCACTAACTATTAATGAATATTCTTCAGCTGTTTCGGTTTCAATAAATTTATATTCAAATTCACCTTTAGAAATATACCATGCTTCATCTTTTAATAAATGAAAATGCATTGAAAATTCTTTATCTTTTTTAAATACTAATAATTTACCACAATATTGTTCATTATTAGCTATCCATAATTCATGCCCCCAGGCTTTTTCATGACGTTCACCTGGGTAGGGTTGTGCTTGTAGTGTATGCTCTCTCATATTAGTTTCTATATGTTTCACCTTTAGGGGCTGATTGCTTATACCAAGGTAATCCTTCTCTTTCTCTCATAATATCTTTAAATGTTTCCTCATCGTAAGGAATACCGCTTAAATACCATCCTTTTTTAAATTCACTTTTTCTAGATAGTGGTACAATAGCTGGTTCATCATATCTATGATGCTTAAAATAATCTTCACCCTCCATTTTTATTAGGTAATGTCTTGCACCCCCATATTTAATAACTTTTTCTTCAAATAATTTTACTTTGTCTGAATATTTTTTCCCCATGTTTATTTATTTAATTTATTAGTATTCTCTTTTGGCATTGTTAACCCACCTATAGTATGAATTTTATCATCTTCTTCAGACCACGGTCCTGGTTTGTCTGCATGTTCTAAAAACTCATCTATAGCTTTACTCATTGATAATATTTGCTCTGCTACTAATGTACCATGTGCTCCTGAAACTGATATACCTCTTGCACTTAAAGCATCACCTACAAAGTGTACATTTGGATATTTAGTTAATGATAAATCCTTATAATTTACTAATGGCTCTGGAGCTAAATATTTAACTTCAGGTACATATATTCCCCAATCATCTTTTAATGTTGGAAATACTTTTTTCATATCATTAATAAAATCATATACATACGGAAAATATGGTTGCATTGCTTTAGAAATTTCATGTAATCTGTCTACTTTAGTAGCTGATACTTCTATACCTTCTGATGTAGTTGATTGTTCTCTTGTAGGACTATAAAATAATCCAGTACCATTTGACTGTAATTTTTGAACTACTTTTCTTGCCCATTTAAATGGTTCCTTAATACCTTTAATTTCCATTAATATACCAAAGTTAGTCATATCATTTCTAAATGCTTCATCTTTTTTAGCATGTCCATTGTAACTATGATTACCGTATGTTTCTTCTACAGCTACATAGGCTGCATTATTGTTTGTACAAAATGATCTTAAACTAACTTTATCATCTTTTCTATATAATTTAAAATCATATGCTATATCAATTAATTTTTGAAAGTGTTTCTGAGGTGCTTCAAACCTAACACCAATTTGTGCTGGTTTTTCTTCAGTTGGTAAATCATATTTTTTCATTATTTCAGAAGTAAAATCAATACCTGATTTACCTACACCAAATATTAATGTATCATATGGCATAGTATAATCTTCAGTATACACTTCTCTTTTATCAAAATCTATGTCAGTTATTTTTTCTTCCCATCTAAAAGTAACACCTTTCATTACTAAATAATCATACCAACTTTTACCTATTTCATGTAAATAGTCAGTACCAATGTGCCACACTGGAAATAATCTTAATCCGAAATATGGTTTAATAAAATCTGGTTCTTCATCAGGTGATGATAAAATAATTTGTTCTGGGTGAGGGTGAAATCTAGTAAAGTTATCTACTACTTGCTTCATTAACTCCAT